CTATTGTTGCTCCATGAATTTGATCGTTTAAACTTAAACTACTAACTACGAACATATATGTGGATTTTCTATTATCTACATCTGCGTTTGATTGATGTATGGTATTATCTGCACAATTTACAAATGAACTTGCTATGTCTGTTGCAATTGCAGATGTTAAATTTGTACGTTTTAAATCCCATCGTGTTGAACCTCGCACCACATTTCCATAAACGATTGCTCCTGTAATTGTTGCTCCTTCTGGTAATGATATACTTGTTACAATCCAAGCAGTATTCGAATCACACTCATAATAGCTTACATTTTTTCTTACCAATTCCCCTTCGTCCCATGGATCAAACGAAGAACCATGAACTGATACATACTCTTGCACTTTTACTTTTGGTCTTACTACAGGAAATAATGAACTGAAATTTAATGGCATTTTAAATTATTAATTCCTCCTTTATAAAACCTTTTTTTTCAAATTTTTCTGACATATTATTTCTTAAACTTTCTTCTCCTATATCTATTCCTCGGTGCATAATTCTCCCTAGTAGTCTTCCCCATTTTTCTATTTTGTTTGTTAAGTCTATTTTAATTTCTATTTCTTCATTCATAATTAAATTTTCTAACCACTTTTTGCTTATTACTCCTTCAGGTGTGTCCATTTCTGGAGCATCTATGTCTAGAAATCTTATTGGAAAATTAAAATCTCTAAAATCCACACTAACTCTTATTGTATCTCCATCTATTACTTTTTCCACTTTTGCTCTAAAATCTTCAGTTATTTGTTTATGTGGAGATTGGAAATAGTATAATTGCATTTGGTTATTAGTCAGTTCTGGGTACTTTTTAAAATCATGCGCCATTGATAAATGTCTGTGTTTTAATGTCTCTTAATATACTTATTCCTCTTAATGCTGCGTCTCTTAATACATTAATCATATCTTCTGCTTCTACTCTACTTGTGAATCCTGACAGATCATAATTAATTACATAGATTGCGGCTAGGTTACTTGATACTGCTTTTAGGATTCCTTTAACATCTGCATCTAATCCTGTATATGCATCACTCCAATTATATCTAGTTGCTGCGTTAATTTCAGATTCTACTTGTGTCATAAAATCATTAATATATGCTTCAGTATTTGAGGTGGCACTAGCATTAGCTCCTGCTTTTCTGCTTACTTCTGTCGTAGTTGCGAAAATTCCTGTATTAGCCATTGTTTTTTTCAGTATACATATATATTTAAACTTTTGTCTTTCATGCAATGGGCCGCTCTTTTTAGTGCTTCAAATATATGGGAGTAATTACCATAGATTTTAACATCTCCTTCCCCATATTCTATTTGCATGCTTCTTAGACTTTGTCTTACTCGGGGGTCATCCCATAGTTCTATCTCTCCCTTTTCCATTAGGATTTTTAGATTAATGCTCATATCTACTCCGAATAATGTTTTAGATCTAATTTTTGTCTTACCTCTATTTATTGTTCTTTCGATTTCTCTACTTGCATTATTTAGGCCTATTACTTTTCTTTTTGTCTGTGGATCTTCATAAAGCATATCATAAACTCCAACCCCTAGCCCTCCATCATCCATATAGATTTTCTTATGTTTGAGTTGTTTATCTTTGTGGATTATTAGCCTTGCTGTGTCTGTAAGTCTTTGAGGTTCAGGTATTTCTAATTCAAACATTTTAATTCTTTTTCTGTTTATTCTATCTACTGAAACCATGGGGCATTCATCCCCTCCCATTCTTGATATATCTATTCCTTGAAATTTATCTCCGATTGGTAGGTATTTGTCTTTAGGTTTTATTGTGCAAATCATATCTATTAAATTGTCTGATATGAATCTTTTAATCCCTCCAACAAATTCAGCTAGGTATTCTTGTTTATATTGGAGTTTAGTCATTCGTTCCTTTTCATCTGCTAGAAATTCTAGCATCCTGCTCCTTTGAGGTTCTTTTCTACCTTCTGCCACTTCTTGCGTATTTACATGAAATGTTGTGAAGTTTTTTTTATCGTGAAAACATCTGTAGAAGTATCCTTCTGAACCATTAGGTGTTGATAGTAGCACAATATCTCCCCCAGTTGTTACCAACATAGGTGTCACAGCAGTCCATACTTCATCTGGGATAAATGCTGCTTCGTCTGCGTATAGTCTGTCTATAGTGAATCCTCTAATTCCGTAACCTGAATCTCCTGTAGGTAGGCAATGTATTACAGTTCCATTTTTTAAACATAGTTTGTGTTTTGTCGGCCTTTCCTTACCTATCTTGATCATGGCCTTATTTTCTTTATAGATATAGGCTAGAACTTTTTCGAACAGAAGTAGGGCCTGTCTTTCTACAGAAGCAATGATCATAATATTTTTATTTTTATTTTCTAGTGCGAAGTCTCCTGCGTCTTCTGAAATTATCGTGGACTTACCTCCCTGTCTACCTGAACAGATGCACATATTTCCTTTGGTTGCTTTAACATCCTTTTGCCATTGGTCTAGTTCCATGTTGTTATTAGGATAATGTTATTTAAAAAATTTGTGGCTGGGTTCCTACAAACAAAAAAAACAAACAACCCAATAATCGCTAATAAACAAATAACCAACAACCGAGCGGAGCGAGGGCACGGAGTGCCCGAGCGACGGGTAGTATCATTGAGTAAAGACCTAAGTTACTACGTGACGTAAGGAACGTAGTAGTTACGTCTTTACGAGCTATAGATTAATAGTAAAACCTACGTATAGTTAGGCACTACACTATCGTTACGTTTTACTATTAATCATATCATGAGTACAACGTGCAGTTGTACGTAACCATTCCTTTGCTAGCAAAGGAATGCTAACCAAGTATTTAAGGATTACGGTGTTAGAAGGTAATGATTATAGAACCAATCATTGTTATATAATCATTATTTATGATGATTTGTCTTACCTATTCTTTGTTTTTGTAGGCCTGAATCAATCCACATGTTACCATGCTTATCAATATAACCATATTTCTTTATATCATCCATTAATTGATTAATTAGTTTCTGCATTTCTTCCATATAATGGAGGGAGAAATCATAAACTATTTAAAGATTAAGTTATTGATATTAATAGGTGCATAGAATAATTACTATACTACATGAGTAGGCAGTTAGAATTAATCTTGGATTGTATCTTGATAATGACTTGATTTGTGCCGAATAAAGAAATACAGCTGGAGGCTTTAATGCTTTATCAAAGTATCAGATTTATATATCCTTTCATTATATAGGTCTCTCTCTCCTAGAAGCATACTAACTAACTACCCTAAAACAGGCTAATTACTTCGTATGTAGTGAGGGAGTCCCGAAGGGTCTACTACATACTCGTAATTTACGTGCTAAACGTAACGTACCATAAAGGCTCAATGTAGAGAGAGAGAGTTGTTTTATAGAATTAGTTTAATGGAACTTCTTTATAATTAACAAGAACTCTAATATTAACCATTGAAATAAAAAGAGATTTTATTTTGTTTAAATCTTTAATTGTTTTTGCTTCTTCAAGCCTTTCAATAACATGATTTATTAATGCTTCAATATCCCCTTTCTTTTCTTTAAATATGCTTATCCTATAATTACACATCTAAAATCACTTCTTTATAATTAACAATAACTCTATTGTTTAATTTAGTCTTAAATGCTACGAAGAACTTAGAGCAGTAATTATTCTTAAGATACCATTGTGCTTTTGCTTTTTCTTCTTTATCCAAATACTTTCCAACCTTACACTCTATGAAATGAATTTCATTTAGATTTGATGGATTATATTCTAGAAAATGGTCTTTTCCATCTATATATAACATTTTTATTCTTTTAAAAGCTATAAAGTCAGGAAAACCACAACTTCTCATATTAAACCTGTTAGTCTTTGCTGGTTTACACTCATTATCATTAATATTATTAGTCCATTTATCAACTATCCAACCTTTACTAATTAAATCAGCTCTAACTCTACGTTCAAAATCAGCACCACTTGATCTATTCTTCTTCCCTTGCTTTTTGTAATCTATTTTATTTTTCATATTTTCTTATTTGTGTGTAAAAATTCCTCTCATACTCCATCTTTGAATGGATACCACAGATACCTATTTTATTTTGAGATCTTAATGCCTTCCCACATACTGGGCATTTTCTGAATTTGATTTTCATGATTATAAATGCTGGTCTTTCCCAGCTTAATAATAATTTAATTTTGTACTAATATCTCATACTTTGTAACTTTTATCTTACCACTAAGCTCATACATCTTCAATATCTTTCTAGCTGTATCCCCTGTGGCTGTACAATCTATCATGAAGTTAGCAATGAACTTTTGCTTATCAATTATCTTAGTTTTAGATAAATTGAACTTGTGCATCATCCATCCATGCTTATATTGTAATGTAGCTTTAGTTCCCATTTT